ACCCCCTCGCGGGGGTCTCCGAGACTTTGGTCTCGATGGTCTCTCATCATTTTATGAGAGACGTACCTGTTTCACACCATAGGAGATTGAAGGTCATGACGATAACACTGTTGGAAAGCCCCGAGTATTTCGATACACGAGGCATACCTGCAGGTTTTGATCCTGAAACTTTGTTTCAGTATCGTTATGATACCCTCAAGAATAGTTCTACTGGCCTTGAGTCGTTATTGTACAAGTTTATCCCATTATCGTTAATTAGGTCGGTGACGTTTGCCATCGATCCTACTTATCGATATAAGATAGCTCCTGCTACAATAACAGCGGTAAATCGTACGCGCATTCGTTCAGTGAATTCAGTTTTACTGCAACGAAAGCGTACGCGTACTATAAGTTTTACGAGTTGGTATCAGCTCACCAATTATAAAGGTGTAGCTTTATGCAACTCGCCCTACTTAGAGTACTTTTACTCGCCTAATGTCCCACCACCTTCGACGACTGCGTTAACTGCGCAGACGCCGTTGAGGGACAAGATCAAGGATACCACTAGCCGAACTCGTATAATTGGGAGTCAACAAGGCGAACTTGAATTTTTCAAGTCCGACTCTGTTTCTCCTTCTCGTACGAGCAGGTATATGGTAAGGAACCGACAAAATTGGAGTGGTGGAGATCTCGCTGATGCTAACTGTCGTGCGGTCGGGGGTGTTTATCCCGGTACGTACGGTGGTAGCGACGAGGTCTGGACCACAACATTCGGTCCCTCAGCAGCAACTCTGTCTCAAACGGTCCTCGATAATCTGTACACAACTGAAATTGCAAAGTGTAAGGCCTTATCAGCCAAACACGCAATTTCTCTGCTAAAGGGAGTATCCCCGTTTACTAGGGCTTACTCTCTATCGCGGAATGTGGCAGAGCTTAAAGACATTCCTCGTTCCGTTGCATCACTGCAGCGGACGATGAGTGATCTTAAGAAGCTGTATGCTTCTCTTTCGTCTAGCCCAAAAACGCGTGATCGTATTTTCGATCTCTCGGTTAATGCAAGCCAGGCGATCCCTAGTGAGTATCTTTCTTATCACTTTGGATGGAAGCAAACATGGAAGGACCTTAGAGACTTGACAACTTTGCCGGAGAAGATAAGTAAGAAGTTAAACCTTCTTATCTTAAGATCTGGCAAAGCGTCAACTTTTCGCGGGAAAAGAGATGAAGTTTCCGGCGAAACGGGAGTCTCCGGTTATATCTATGACGTGTACGATCACGAATGGAATCCTTCCACCGTGACTCGGATAAGTCGAGAGTCAGTGACGCGTTTAGTTGTAAACGCAACATTTGACTTTCCTCCTATCAACACGCCCCACTTGCGTCAACGTTTCTTTTTTGACCAAGTAGGACTCATACCACGTTTTACGGATGTGTATAATATCATCCCATGGACGTGGCTAATTGACTGGTTTACAGGTCTTGGTAATTACATCGAATTAATCGAGGAAATTAACCATGACCCATCACTAGTCAACTGGGGTCTGATTACCACTAATACAAAGGGTAAACTGACCAGTGAGTTTGAGATCATAACCGCTACGCAAAACGACTTCTACGTGAATAATGTTCGTGTAAGTCCTTATGCAGCAGAGAATGCTGCGCAGCACCACACGAGTATTCTCGAGTTCGAGTGTCAAACTCGACAGAATGTCGCTAGCGTCCTTGATGTGAAACGTACCACTGAACCCACATCATTAAGTGGGTATCAGTTTAGCATTCTCGGAGCCATTCTTGCTCAGAGAGTGTTTGATACTAGAGCTGGGGCATTCCGCCCACGCTCGTAAATCATTGACCAAGGAGATACCCTATGTTAGTCGATCCTGTCACTATTGCGGCCGCGTCCCCTACCCCCGGCTTGGTTTTTGCTATTACCAAGTCCGATGGATATGGGTCGGAACGAGTTGATACTGGTGGTAACGGTTATACCGTTATTACCAATCACTCGAAGCCGAAAGGTGGAGGCGATAAGCACTACGTCCAAGTGACGCAGACGCTCAATGCCACCAATCCTTACACGGGTCTGACGCAGAAGCAGACTGCTTCTGTGTCTATGACTATCGTCCGTCCTGCCTTCGGTTTCACCGACGCTGCACTTATTGCGTTGGCAAAACTGTTGTCAGATTATCGGGACGATACGGAAGTGACTACGGCACGTCTGATTCAGTTCCAGAGTTAATCAACCCGGTCTTTTGACCGGCGGCGCACTTCCTAGCGTCGCATCACTGCGGAGCTAGTACATGCACTATGATTATACTATGGCGCTATTCATCACGTGGGTTGCTAGGTGTGTGCTTATTACCTCTCTCTTGGCCTTTTTGGCCTTTGCGGGAGGTTGTACTCACAATCTTGACCTAACATCCAAAGGGAGTCTTACTAAAGACCCCCCTCCGTCATCTATAACGCCAAGCAATTAAGCTGGCGTCGACTAGCTAGGACTCGGAATTGTTAACTCCATAGGAGCCACAATGAAAAGTCCGATAGCTCTCCTAGACAGCCTCATGATGAAAGATTTCATGAGACTGAATCCTGGTGTGAAAGGCCTTAAGCGTGACTTTGAAACGCTTAAGCATAGAGTCAAGCATGAGGGTCTTGGGTTCCTAACCCAAGCCCTACCTTCCCTTGACGAGGCTCTCTTACGAGGTCTCGCTGAAGGAAAGTTCACCTGCCCCGTTGGATTTAAGAAGATCCGCGGGGAAGCAATCCCTGTATTCTTACAAGGTATGCTTTGTGAAATCTTTGACTCTAAGACCGGTACTCTTAAAGAGTCCGTCGATGACGGAATACTCAGGGACGTTCACACGTTTCTGCGCCTCTTTAAGAAAACTCAATTAACGGCTGATGGTGAGGAACTTCTTCACCAAAAAGCCGTGAACGAGTTTTATCAGTGCGATGAGACTGCTAAATCCGTTGTTATAGCGGACCGGCAAGATCATCTCATTGATCATGTCGGTAGATATATCCTAGAAACCCTCTATCATAAGGATCTCGAAGATGAACGTATCTACAGGCATGGACCGGGTGCGGTTCAGGAGTCATATAGTAGCAACCAGAAATGGTCTGCGCTACACCATGAGCTTACAAGTCAAGCTCATGTCCCAGAGTGGTTCGGGTACACCAATTTTCGCATGGCACAGTATTTCGAGAGCCTCACGGCTTTTGAAAAACAGTGCTGTGACCGAACGAGGACAGATGTTCATAATAGGACATCGGTACCCCGTTTCGGCTCACACGGAGCTTGGAAAAGTACGTCGACTACTCAGGGAGACCCTGAACTACAGGTTGGAGTCCGGCCTGCTGGAGCGCTCAGTCAAGAGTGCTCAGGCAGACATGGACTTCGTAGGCTGGACTGCTCTCCTAAGAGCGAAAGTCCAGATTGCGAAGAACACCTTCAACCTAGGCTTCGAGGAGCATCAGCTAGACTTATTTCCGTCTTGAAAAATTCTACTTCAAGGCGGACGATTACTATTGAGCCTGTTTTGCGGCAATACTTGCAGCAAGGGCTCAACTCTATACTTCGGGAATCAATAACCGAATGTAGAGTACTTAGTAATTGTCTAGCTCTTACCGACCAGCGCAAGAACCAAATCCTTGCACTGGAAGGCTCCCGTACTGGCGACTGGGCTACCATCGATTTAAAATCTGCGTCCGATTTATTGAGTTTAACACTCGTTAAGTCGGTATTCAGACACCATTCGAGTTTCCTCGAATGTCTGATGGATAGCCGTTCTCCCTACGTCTACACAGACGGATCGAACGATCCGGATGTGCCGTTAGGGAAATTCGCCGGTATGGGTAACGCTACAACGTTCCCTGTCCAAAGTATTTGCTTTGCTGTCGTATGCATTGCAGCTATTTTGGATAACTGGGGTACTAAACCCAATTACAGGAATGTTGAGCGTGCTTCTCGCTTGGTTCGAGTGTACGGTGATGATATTATCGTACACACTAGCCATGCTCACCAGGTGGTTAGGTGGCTTCATGATGTGGGCCTAAAAGTCAACGTCAAGAAGAGCTTTCTTGAAGGCAACTTTAGAGAGAGCTGTGGTGTCGAAGCGTTTAGGGGTGTTGAAATAACCCCCCTCTACTTACGGCACTGGCCACACAACATCGACGAAAGTCCTAGTGTTTGTGCTCACCTCGTTAGTCTTAGCAACCACATGTGGATGCAAGGACTTTACGCTGCGAGTAACACTCTGAAAGAAGCTGTAGAAGGGTTTTTAGGAAGAGCCCTTCCACTTGTTTCTTCGCAGAGTGGTTCACTAGGGTGGCATTCACGTCAAGATGCAGTACACGCACATAAGTGGTGTAAGGCAACGCATCAGTTCTTGACTAGAACTTTTGCGCTTAAACCGGTGAAAACCCGGGATAGGCTTGATGGTGATGCCGCTTTGCTAAAATGCTTGACAACGCCCCTATTGGGACGTGATCAAGATCATCTTAGTAAAACCACTAAACGGCATAAAAACCGCTTAGTCCGTCGTTGGGTGCCGTCATTAAGTTTTGACGGTTTAAATCTTCAGGTATAAATATCTGAAGTCAGAGATGGCAATCCAAAGAGGATCAGAAAAGAACTTTCTGACTAGCCCGGGTTTAACCCGGGCCGTATTTCCCTCATTGGGCTTGAGCCCCCAGTACCTCC